ATTGATCAAAGTCTACGTTTGCTTGAAGCCAGTAAGCAGTTTGAATATTTGGAACACCTGCTATTTCGAAGTCAACCGCTTGGCCTTTTGCATGTTGCGACGTTTTTTTGCTGCCGATCGCTTCACACAGCGCCTCGGAGCGGTAGCCCGATGTAATAGTAATGGGTTTGTCAAACTTCGCACGAACCGGTTCCAAAATTTCATAACAAACGTTTTCTAAATTTTTTATATCGCCAGCTCCTGGCGAGTTGTCGATACCCTTACGGGTAGCGGTCATTGATTTAGTAAATTCCTCTAGTTTAAAGTGTTTGGATAATTGCATGGTCCCCCGTGTTATAAGATTAGTTTTTAAAGAAAAAGAATACAGAGCCTAGAATTGAAAATATAATAAATAGAAGAGCGCCTGCCCCTTTGCCACGGTTCATGAAAGTTTTAAGTTCTTTAACATCGCTACCCATTTCATCAATCCTTTTGAATAATGTTTTCATACGGTCCGCACAGATTTTCTCGTGATACGAGATCCGCAGATGTGCATCTGCTGTTACTTTTGCTTTTGTCCTACGAGTTTTTTTCATTAAGTCCTCCCCGCAATTACTTTTTCGGTAGGAGATAGTAAAGCAGTCTCCGTCGGTGTCAAGTTAGTAATTGGATCTTTTTGTGCCATTTGTCCTTGATTTACAACAGGCATTGATGTTGGTGGCAGGGGTGGTGCTTTCGTTTCATAAATAGTTTTAACATCTCCTTGTCCCGGTAACATATCTTTCATCTTATCCAAGATAGAACCTTCTTTAAATAAAAATTTATCTTTATCTATTATATAATCTTTATTTAATCTTTGCTTCTTCAGTCGTTTGATAATTCTTTTAATTCTTTTTTTAACTTTTTTATTTAATGGATTCTCAATTCCTTTTCTCTCTGCCAAGTCTTTATATGCTTCTTTATATCCGTCACTAATCTCAAAAGGTTTAAATTTATTTTTCTTAATCATTTTATAAATATCCATTCTATTTCTAGCTTTGAATATGGCTTTGATATCTTTTTCTTTAAACTTTAATGATTTAGCAGCATCATAGTATCTTTTCATTTCATTAAACGCATCTAGTCTTTGGTGATTAGCCCAGATAAATTGTTCTATAATTTTATTATCATCGGTTACAGGATCTCCACTTAAGGTGCCTGCATAAATTAATTTTCTTTCATCACTCTCTCTTCCTAAAAACTTTCCAATATTTATTTGCATAGATCTATAAATATCTAAGGGTGCTTTTCTCATACCAATTAATCCTAACAATTCATCAGTCATTTGATACTCAGTTCCTTTTAAAGTTTTACCAGTATAAGCATGATATAATCTTCTCATCTGAATTGCAGATCCAGGTGAATATAGTAACGTCAAATGTTTAAAGGTTTTCCATGCTTTATCTCCGGGTGCATCTTCTTCATTCCATATTCTAGTTCCTTTCCTAGTGACTCCCCCTCGTGCAAACACATCTAAAAATCCACCTATCCAAATTGATTCTGCTATAAAGGGCTCAACAAATCTAGCCAATCCTGCTGCCATACCCTTGACTGTTGCTGGAAGAACGGGATCATCTTTGTTTGTCTCTAATGAGGTAATGATAGATTGCAGTGGATTAGTTACAACGTCATAGAAAAATGCTCTACTAAAATCTATATATTTATATTCACCATCTTCATACACTGGTATGATTGTAGAATCTTTAGAGAACCAAGGTACAAATTCTTTAATAGCATACAATTGATCTTTGGTTATGCCATACATTGTCATACCACCCCATACAGCTAGTGGTGGAATCGCTGCCATTGTAAATGCCCAACCAAATAATCTTTCATAACCCATACCAGAAGCTAGTTGTCCAAAGACAGGATGTTTAGCTTCTGCCTTAGCCGCCATAACAATGTTAGTATTCGTTCTTACTTGTTCTGCACTCCATGATACGAAGTTTCCAAGAGGTGATCTTCTAGCTGCCTGTACTATTTCACTAACGTAAGCATAGTTAGGCATGAAGTCTCTTATCTTTTTAGTTGCCATCTTCATTATTTCTAGGTCAGCAGGAATATCAGCTTGTTTAATTAAACCTTTTTTTAATGCGGCTGCGTATGCGTCATGGAGTTTCTGATCTTCAATAAAAAAGTTTGCTATCTTCCAGATGTCATCCTCTGCAACATACAATTGTTGTGCAGCTTTTATAAAAGATTTAGTTCTTCTCCCCATCTTGCCCCAAATACTTTGTAACCAACCTATCTTTTGAGTATCTTCGATTAGTCCTATTACATCTCTGTAAATGGCACTTGAGTTAACCATCCCTTCGTCAAGAAGGAATCTATATAAAGCTTGGCCACCTTTTTTTAATTCTTCAGCGCTTACCTTGGAGCCTGCTGTATAATTAACTCCAGGTTTATTTCTCCATAAGAGTTGAGGTTGAATTGTATTCAATGATCTCCATAAAGCTTTACCAAACACAGCAGGATTAGTTAAAGCATAACGAACATTACCCAATGCTACCATTGTAACACCACCTGATGTAAAGTTTCTGGCGTGAGTAAAAGGACCACCCACTGTTTTACCCGCTTGAATTAATCCTTTAGGTGCCATGATGATTGCCTGGTAGTATATATTTTTAGTAATGCTACCTAAATTATTTAAAGCACCGTGGACCAAACCTTGATAAATTTTTTCTGTGGTAAACATTCCATTGATTGGGGGAGTATAAACTGCATCCCCTAATTTATTTGGAAGTTTTATACCACTACTCATTTCAATAATTTTTTCTCCAGTGCCGGCCCATCCCTTAGCGGCTGCATTGTAGCTTGGATAAACTATTGCTCTTTCACCCCGAGCAATTTGTTCTACACCTGCTTGTTTTATTACATTATAAAATCTATCTCTTCCGGAAATCTCTGCAAGATCAGTAGTTACATTTGCAATAACATTCATTGCATTTTTATAACTACCAAATAATTTTTGAAAAGCTAAGAGGTCAGACTCTTTTTGTATTAATCCTCCTAACTCATCAGGTACAAATCTTCCTCCTCCTGTAATATTTTTAGCTATTGATTTTGTAATTAATGCCTGCTCGGCTGCCATGCCTGCTGGAGTATATTTAAAAAAAGGCTGTCCTGTTGCAGGATCTAGCCTAACATTTCTGATGACTTGATCTACCTGTAGTCTAGCTGTTTCTTTAGATATTGATTTTCCCTGCGCTGTAGCATTCACTTGAAATATTTTTGCTACTTCATCTTTAATTTCTCTTGAGACAATGTAGCCGTCTACTGGAGACAAACCATTGTCTTTAAAAATTTTATATTCTGTAGATAAAGTATCGCCTATTCTTTCATTCATAATTTTAACTAATCCTTTTAAACCAACCTCTGGATGTAAATTTCCACCTTTAGCAATGGTGTTTAAATATTGTCCCCAATATTGATGTATGTTTCTCATCTCCCCAACAATATTATCTATTTCATTTTTAGGGATTTTTAATTGCTCCATTGATTTATAGAAAGACTTTAAAGATCTCTCATCAAATCCTCTAACCACAACTTTGCCTTGGCTTACTGCAAACTTACCTGCATTAATAACTTTAATAATAGCTTGAGAGATTCCATCGGTAAGACCCGTGGCACTTGATACTATCTGGCTGTCTCTAGATATTCTTTTAACAATGTCATCTATATTTTTTAAAAAATCTTGTGATAATAATTCAGCCGATTCTGTTTTACCTCTTAGTCTTTGCATCGCTTGGAATTGTTCTTCAGGAAAAGGACCTCTGCCTCTAAAAGGTTGGGATACAATTTTCTCTACCATCTTGTTAAACTTGGTAACGTTGGCTGCTCTTTTATAAACTCCGCTCACGATACTTTTACCTACTTTACCTAGACCCCAGATAGCAGGGACAATTGGAAAACCCATCTCACCTGAAAACTTTAATTTATTCCAGAGCATTCTTGTGGCTTCATCTTTAGATGTGCTTTTCTTTTTTCTATCTAAAGCTGTTATTTCTCCGGACTCAAAACCTAAGTCCACGGCTAGGTCTCCAAAGGTACCTATGTTTTCTGCATCATAGACCACTGAACCAGCCAGTCCTCCGCCTACGGCAATAGATATAAATTTTTGTTTACGAGATAAATTAGTAAATTTGTTAACATCTTTTAAACCTCTACCTAGATTAATATTTTTAGCTGTTCTTACATACTTCCCACTCTTAACTCCATCGTATGCTTTGTTAAATATTTTCAAAGCTTTGTCTGTAACTTTAACTCCGTGAGTACCCACTGCTTTCCAGCCACCATACATTTGAACTATGACTTCAGTCAGTTTACCTAATGCATTTTCCCGTGCTTTTTCTTCACTGTACTTCATTAGGTTTCCAAAATAAGTTTGTTCAAACCACCTGTCTAATTGAGCTACGGCACTTTGATTCACTGGTAAGTTTTCTTTATTAGCAAAATCTATAAGCATTGCTCCAAGATTCATAAAGCCGTAAGGAATTTTAATAGCTCCAGATATTATTCCATGTGTAATTGATTCTATTTGACCTGTTTCTCCTGCAAAGGGATCAATGGTACTTTTTGATTCTATGGGGCCAGTCGTTCCATCCAAAATATAAGATGCAAACTGAGGTTTAATTTTTTCGTCGTCCCCGTATTCTTCCTCTAATGTTTTAGATTTATCTGTCTTAAACATTTTACCCAATAGAGTATTATCCTGCCACTCGTTCCATTTTTTCCACGCTTCTGAATCTTCTTTCTCTTTAGCTTTAAACCATGCATCTAAACCATATTTGTCAGCATACTTGGTTTCTCTAATAGCTTTATCCGCCATAGAAATGGCTTCTTTAATCCTGCTTTGTTTTCTAGCCTTAGCGTTTTGTTCTTCTAAAAGCTGATCATATGCTTCTTGAGCCGATATAACTTCTTTTACTTTCTTTTGTTCGTTTTCTTTTTCCTCATCGATGAGAGTTTGAGGATCAAATATTAATTTTGATGCCATGAGACCTCCTAATTAATTTTGATTTCGTCTAAATCAATCTTGATTAATTCAGTGGATCCTGGACCTACTTGATATACATCTCCGGTAAAGTGATCTACGTAATAAAGACCTTCTGTATATGTTTTTTGTTCATCTGGAGAAATAGCTATGTTTCCTTCAGGACTTAACCAGTCTTCTTGTTTTTTACCTGCGGCTCTCCACTCCTCCTGGATAGCTGCTAGATCTATATAAGGTGTATCTGCTTCGTATCTCCATCCCTGGTCCTTTGCTTGTTCATAAAAATTGTGAATTACCGCTGCTTGTTCTTTACTAATATATTCAGTTTCTGAAGATAATCCACTTTGAATAAGTGCAATCTCTTTATCAAGTTGATCTCTCTCATATTCTGAGTCCAGTATCTTCTGCTCGTTCGGATCTCTTTGTTTTCTATATTGAGGTTCAAGCCTGTTTAATGCTTCCAGTGGAGTTAAACCATGTTCTTCTACTAAGTAATCTACTTGTTCTTGCAAAGCAATTTTTTCGTCTTTAGTCAGCGCTTTGTACCATTCTAATTGAAATTGTCTTTCACTTTGAGCATGTTTATATTTAAGTAGGTCTTCTTGAGATCTTTGTTGTTGATAACGTGCCAGAGGTTCTCTACCTGCGGTACCTAGAGTTTGTAGTATAGGTCTTCCTCCAGGTTGAGCTAGAATATTTGATCCAAAGTTTAACCAGAAGTCTGCGCCTGCTGAACTTTTAGGAGGTTCAGGTATCTTCTGTGTAACTATGTCTTCTATCTTCACGCTTTCACCGTCGCCGTATCCTGGTCTCAGTCCAGACGTAATACCTTCTCCGGTACTTCCGCCTCTTCTAAACATGGGTCTGTGTAAAAATCTACTCATTATTGAAACGATTTATACGCTCCTATTCCTGTTCCTATTATTCCCATCGCCTGCTGCAACGCTGATTGGTTAGGGGATACTGTTGTTTGGTATTGCCCTTGCATTCCTCCTAGAACATTTCCGAGTCCTGCTCCCATGTATCCTAGTCGTTCGTAAGGTTCGTAAGCTGCCATTCTATTTGCTTCTCTTTGTGCATCAAGAGTAGCTTGTGTTTGCGCTTGTTGGATCGCGCCCGCTGATCCTAACCTTGCAATATCTTGTCCTTGAAAAGCTGGTGCAGCTTGTGCCATTTGCATTTGATTTTGTGCTAATTGTTGTAATCCACTAAAGTCTTGTTGTCTTGCTTGTGCTGCCTGACCATATCCTTGTTGTAACATTTGAGCTTGCAACATTGCTCTTTGTAAATCTGATTGATTTTGAAATTCTGATCTCATCACACCTTCACGTCCTCCACCTAAGTTTCCAGACTTAGCTGCTAGTGATCCTATTCCGGTCATACCTTTTTGTGCTTGAATATCATATTGATCTAAAGTTTCTTGTATAACCTGTTGTTGATACGGAGACATATAAGACGCAATAGAACCTGTTCCAGTTCCTGCGCCTGGTCCAGTTAACCCTGCGGCTTGTGTTTGATATGCTCCAGCTTGAGTAAGGTAAGGTTGGTAAGCCCCGATTCCTTGTCCGGCAGTTGTAGCTCTTGTGTAAGCGTCTAATTGTGCTTGATCCTGGCCTGCAACCGTAGGTGCATAGCCAGCCGTTGGCATCGCCTTTCCGGTTAAGGCTGTTAAATCTTTTCCGTACTGTTCACCTAGGGCCTCAATATAGGGGGCCTGTCTACTTATTGTTGTTTCTGTTGCCATTATTTTTTACCTTCTGGTTTTTTTCTTTGATATGATCCTGGATGTCTCTCCATAAGAGTTTTTGCAGTTCTCTCTTTAGTGGGTGTTTGAATAACATTTCCACCTTTACCTATTACAGTTCCTTTTTCTGCTTGGTCTCTTATGCTTATAAGTTTATTCCTTACAAAAGGATCTTGTTCTTTTGCAATTAACTTATGAATATTTTTTGAAGTTGGATAATTTGAAAAGTCTGGTTTAAAATCTTTCTTTACAGGTTTTTTCTTCGTGAATACTTTTTTTGCTATTTCTTTTGCACCTTTTAAAATACCACCAAGACCTTTTCCTGCTCTTCTCCATGATTTAGGATGTTGTCCTTTTGAATACGCAGCCTTCGTCTCTGGAGACATAGGTTTTATATATTTTTTATGAAATGCTTTAGATTTTCCTTCTTCTATTCTATCTGTTTTTCTTTTTAGAATTTTTGTTTTTCTATGATAATCTTTTAATCTTTGTGCCTGATCCATTCGAAGTGGATTCTTTTTTCCTTTTACTATTTTCATACCAAGTTTTGTTGCTGCTTTAACGGCTGAACCAAGTCCAAAACCAGGTCTTCCTGCTGTAAGTTTATTTCCTCTTAATGCTATATCACCCATTATACTACCTCGCTTAACCTCTCTGATACACCAAACATCTCTTGAGCGCCAGTTAAACCTTGCGTCTCTTCAGATATTTGTCCACCTTGTTCTAAATTTTTCATAATATTTTCCATAATCTCTGCGCCCTTGTCAATGTCTCCATCGCCTGCGCCTCTTACAGCGTCCGCTGTAAATACAAATTCGTTTTTACTTAGTCTTGCTGGAACGTCGTCGGCTTTTTCTTCTCCGCCTAATGGAACAAAACCTCCATCGTTTCTATAATCTTTTTCCATACCACCTAGATCCATAAGCCCTCCTTCTTGAGCCATTCTTCTTCCACCCATAGGATTCATCATAGGTCTATTCATCATAGGGCTATTCATCATAGGATTCATCATAGGATTCATTCCTCCTGGCATTCCTCTCATTCGATTTGGTTGTGGTGCTGGCATTGGATTTGGCCGTTGAGCTGGCGGTGGTGTTCGTCCAGGTGCTTGTGGTACTTGTCCTGTTGTTATTGGAGGATTACCTGATCCACCTGCATACCCAATTCTTCCGCCGTCAGCTGCATAATCCCAAGGGCTTCTATCAATTTGATCAATAAATTCATCGTAAGATCCTTTAAAACCATCTCTAACTGCATCTAAATATTCTTGATACATAAAAGGACCTTCTCCCATTCCTGGATCGGAAGCCACCTTAACATCTCCAGCATCTCGATACCCAATTCTTCCGCCTTGAGCATACAAACCACCCATTCCTAATAAATTATAAATTTGATGTAAACCTTCGAATCCTAAGTCACCTGCTACCATGCTAGGACCACCAGCCCATCTAGTAAGTTTATCACTTAAAGATTCTTTTCTTGAACCTTTTTTTAAACCAATTCTTCCGCCTTCAGCTTTGTTTTGTTTTAATTCTTTTATCGCCTGGGCCATTGCTGAACCCAAATCTAAACCTTCATCTTGTAATTCTTTTACTCTTGCTAATATCTTGGATATATTGTCACCACCTATTTCAGCTGGTCCACCATTCTCTGCATAGAATTGACCTACACTTCCTTGACGATTAAGATCAGCTTGTTTCATTACATCTGTAATGCCACCTAGTTTGTCTTGAGTTGTAGTCATCATTGCATCTTCCATAGTATAGTCTGATGGAACTGATTGACCACCGGCATAGTATCCTGCTCTTCCACCATCTTTAACTCCTAAATATCTAAATTTAGTAGGATCTAAAGTACCAGCCATAGCCCCTGCTTTAATTCTCATCATTTCTTGTGCGTATGCATTTTTCGCTGCATCGTAATCAAACTTCTCATCTTCATCCTCTTCTTTACCACCCATGAAGAAAGGTAAAGCTGAAGCTGCAGCGATCCCTGTCCATGGATTTATTTTTTTGTACCATGGTAAGGCTTTAAATGCTTCGTCGCCCATTTCCCAACTTTTGGGTGCTTTACTTCTCATAAATAAAGCTCCTAAATTTTGTTTAGCATTACCCAAAGCAAATCTTCCAAATCCTGTTCCTGCTCCGCCAGGCATAAATGATCCTAGTCCAGTTCCTAAACCATACATTAAAGCAGCCTTACCTATCGGACTCTTTAAAACTTTCTTCGCAGCTCTTCCTATTTTTTTAAATATACTTCCTAAACCGTAAGCTCTTCTTCCAGTTTCAGTATCCATGATACCACCATACGCTGCCGGTATTCTTCCACCGTCTGCCCAAGATGTTTTGTACATGGTTCTTGGATCTACTCCAAACTTTTCTCCCCATGCTAAATTTGCTGCTGTTGGATCTTCCCCCACATAATAATCAAAAGGATTATTTACACCAGTGGTAAGTGATTCTTGAAATGCCGATGGAGTAGTCGTAGTCGCTGCTGTAGTTCCACCTCCGCCGCCTCCACCTTGAGTTAATCCTCTATTTCTAAAAACATGAGGATCTATGCCTCCCTCTCCTGGTCTTTCCCTGTAACCATACTGTAAAGCTCGTCCTGTAATAGGATCTTTTTCAGTAACATATTTTTCTAAGTTACCAATGTCTCCTGAATGTTTAATATTTGGAGCACCTTTGTACGTTGCCATCCAATCTCCATAGTTTAATACATTTGAAGGTTTCTCTATGTGAGGAAGATGCGATACTGTTGGTTCATAATTATATGCATCGCTTTCCCAAAAACCAAATGGATTTTCCTCATCTAAAGTAGATGGAATATTAGTAACACCGAGCTCAGATAAATAATTTTTATAATCTTGGTGATATCCTTTTACTTTTGCTTTATTGGGTCTATACAAGTATTGTTTTATCTGGCTCTTTATAGATTTTTTCTCAGCTTTTTTCTTTGCTTTTTCTTTTTGATCAGGACCAGTATATTTCTTTATATTTCCTATGTCTTCTAATCCAGATGGTCCGGGGTCATCGCCCCCTCCATGTTTAGCTGTTCCCATAGCACCTTTTCCCATTGCCGCCGCTGATTTTCTAGCATCGTCACCACGATATCCTGGTCTTCCTATACCTGGTTTAACTAACTGTGATATCCCACCATCATCTTTCTTAATTCTACTTCCATAGGTATCGGTCCAGTCTCTTGCGATTTCTGGTTCGTTAGCCCATAGGTATCTTCTTTGCTTTTCTGATTTGAAAGGCATTATCTTCTTCCTCTTAAAGTCTCGATTCCTTCAATATCAATATCTTCTAATCGCTCAAAACCTGGGTCTATATTTCTTCCTCCACCTTCTAGTCTAGGAGCAAAACCTGGGTCTATATTTCTTCCTTCACCTTCTAGTCTAGGAGCAAAACCTGGGTCTCTATTTTTTCTAAATTTTGGAAGAACCCTTTCGAAAGCTTCTTCTTTTGATAAGCCATGCTCGTTCATTAAATACTTTATCGTTCTTATAAATACAGATTCATCTACTCCTGTACTAATTCCTTCTTTTATACCTTCAACCATTTCTCCACCTTGATATCCCATTCTTCCACCATACTCTGCACCCATTCTAGGCATAGGCATTTGTTGTTGCATGGGTCGTGGTCCAAGGCTCCCGATTCCTTGTTGTTGTTCTGGTCCTTGTCCTTCGTCAGCTTGCATTTGCTGGAGGATTTGTTTCCAAACCCCACTTTGAAAAAATTGTTCAAAGCTTTGAAACTGGCCCTGTTGTTCAGGACCTAAAGCGTCCCATATCTGTCTAGCAATCATTTGTTCTTGTTGATGCTGTGGAGAAGCTTGAGGACCTTCGTTCCCTGTATATTTAATAGAAGGAGCGTCTGTCTGTAATTGTTCTGAAATATTAATATCTGTTATAGCCATATATATCCGTGTGTTTAAGGTTAAAGAGCAGGTATTTCTCCTGAGTTTATTATACTACTTTGTTTTTGCAAACAAATCAAGGGGTGGCATGATTACTCTAACATCTCTTCGCACATCCTCCTCTGGGATATTAGCCGCTTTCAAAGCTGCTTCATCCTTATATTTCTCCCCAGTTTTCTTGTTAGAAATAGTTGTTATTACTTCTTTGGGTTCTAGTACTTGCATTATGTTGTTACCTCTTTTTTAATGTTTAGATAGCTGACACCAAAATCAAATGAGTCTGCGCTACCTGCTTTAATTGTAAGGGTTGTACCCCCTACTACTATTAACGGTTGGGTTAATAATTCCACTGTAGTGTTTGCCGTTAAAGCTGCTGTTTTAATAGCTGTAAAAGCATTATTAGTAACGGTTACACTGGGTGTTCCCGCAGAAGTAACGAGTATAGATTTAATAACATAGGTTTCACTAACTAAAGGATTACCTGCACCAAACGGATTAAGTTCCGCATCGGTAGTATCATTATCTATTCCTACAAAGTCGTATTGGTTTACTACTGCCATTATTCCATAAAGAAGCTTCTAGCTTCTATCTCCTGTTTTAATTCTTCTTGAAAGGTAGTGTTTAATTTCTCCAGAACAGCATCTAAATCTCTTACTAAAGATTGTGCCACGTCTACTTCATATTCATTGCTTGCTCTAGTTAATGATTGTACTATCTTAGCCATTACCTTCTTCCTCCTGCATGTACATCTAACCTAAAAGTTCCCAGTTTCCAATTAGAATCTATTGCAGTGTTGGATATTTTTACTGCAACCGATCTGCCTCGTGCCCTGCACGATTGATAGTTAGTGGCTGAAGTAATAGTAAAAGGTCCTAGGGTAGAGCTTGCTGCGGTTTGATTAGGAAAATTTCTTAAGTCTAATTCAACGATTGTATTTCCAGATTGAGTTATAAAATCGGGTAAAAATCTGCTCACTCTCATTATAAATTCTCCATCTCCTCTAAAAGTAATTCCTTGTTTTTTGTCCTGAGTAATATCAAAATCTCCAGACAAAATATTGGCTGGAACAGCATAGGTAGTTCCACCCTTAACATAATTCACTCCTTTTTCATGTTCATAGTAAGTTGAAATTCCATCTGTATTTCCTACAGTATCACAGGTATCGGTCCCTGCATCATATGATGTAGCATGAGGTAAACCAAAGATAGCTGAATCTATCCAAGTACTTCTTGGAAAAATTGAACTAGCGTTTGTAAACCAAATAGGTCTAGATGGGGTTGAATCTAAATAACTATAAATGACACATCTATTAACCACGTTAGAATCAGAGGTTGGATAAAACCACATTACCTCTCCAAACAAGTTATTAATTCCACAATAAATAAATTGATTTGAAGTTGTATTGAGATCATCGTAAACATAGTCTTCTACTAGGCAATCCATCGATTCTAGTTTACCGGTAAATCTAAAGAAACCATTATCAGACATCCAGTACGCAGCACCATCTACTTCAACAGCTGCATTCTTTCCTATCAAACCACAGTTGGTTCCTACTTGTTCATAGGCGAAAGTAAAAGGTTGACCTACAAAACGCATGGTGAATAATGAGGTATCCGTCCATACATAAAGTGCATTTCTTCCTAGTTTAGATCCCATGATCCGTGAGCCGGCAGCCAGTCTTTGTGTGCCAGCGCTATTGATTGCAGTAGGTGCCCAGTCAGTTATATCCTCTTGAGAAGAGAATCTTAAAAACATATCATCTTGAGTACTTGTGTCTCCAATCGTGGTTTCAGTTCCAAATAAAACTAAGTGACGATCAGGAGTCGAGACTAACATATCTCTAGATGCTGTTGGTGCACCAGAAATAATTGTCGCTCTTGTAGTTGTAGCATTGGTTAAGTCTGAATCCCATTCAAAGACAGCTCCATTAAAAATTAAAGCTATAAGTGTAGATCCTAAATTGTCCAACGACCATAATCCTGGTTCAGCAACTTTATCAGTTGTAGCCGCAGCTTGACCCCATGCAGCATAGTCACTGTAATTAGTAACCGTTGCTCCATCAGAGTGAGCAGCTCTTGTTGTTCCTCGAGCAGCTCTACTTATTCCTGTTAGATCGCTTCCTGAAACTCCTGTATAAGAAATCTCTTCTGTGCCGACTTGAATATAATTTGTTCCTGTTGTTGGAAATCCTGTAACTGAATCTAAAGTAATGCTTGTTCCTGATCCTCCAGTTCCATAAACATTGTCTCCTAAGGCTCCATCTAAAGTTGTTGTTTGAGGATTGGTTACGCTACCACCAAACTGGGATATACCCCATCCATAAACTCCAACCTGTTCAGCTGGGCCTACTGGATAGTAAAATTTAACAGAAAGATCTCCATCAGTAGCGGTTGCGCTTGCAGTAGATCCCATTGTAATAGTAACCGAGGTAGCGTCTACTACTTCAGTTATCATAAAACTTTTATTATCAAAATCAGAAGCAGAATAACCAGACCCTGTAGGAACGGTAACACTTTCAAGAAATAAAATATCTCCTGCTGTCATTCCTGCGGTAGAGGATAAGGTAATTGTAAGAATAGCAGACCCACTAGTAGAAGCTAGTTTGTCGGTTAAGGCTCCGAAGTCAGTTTTAATTGGGTGAATGTCATAATACACCCCGCCAGAATATGCATATAAAATTCGATTGGTTCCAATGATGGCATATTTAATACCTTCTTTGTTAACCATTTGATGAAGAGCCCGAGCTGATCCAGTTAAAGCTTTATCTCCTAACTGGGCCCATCCTCCTATTTTTTCAGGTGTGCCATATCTAAAGCGAACATTCTCGCCTCCTGTCCATTGTGCTTCAGCTCCTGTAGGGGTAATTTGTTTATTAAATCCTGGTAAAAAACCTATCTTTTGCAGCATAAAAATCCTAATTTATTTTAGGATATACTATATTTACACCATATACAACGGTTAAGAAATATTGAAATTAACAGCTACACTAATTCTTTCGCCCTTGCTTTTAAAACTATTTACAAAATGAGCTAGCCCAGATGGAAAGATAAAGAAATCACCTACTTCGGGTGTAAATGTCTTCATATTAATAAAATGTTTACTGGTTTGAGCATTTATGAAAAAGTTTATATCACCAGGTTTGGCTCCACTTGTTTCAAAATCATCTCTTTCTTTTTTTAAACCTTTGGGCATTTTTAAATAAAAAACAGCAGAAAACTCACAGAGAGTATGGGTATGAATTGGATTTGATTCACCAGCCTTCATGTAATTTACCCAAGCAGTATCTAGAGCCAGATCATTGCAGGGCTCTTTATACCAGTGTTTATAGGCGTGTTTATATAAGATTAAATATGGTTTTAAAAGTTTCTCTAATTTTTTTTTATCTTTTATTAAATATTCTTTTTTAATTAATCCAGCTAGATTTTTATTCCATTTTTCTTTTTCATCTGTTTCACATAAACTTAAAAAAACTTTTAAATCTTCTTTCATTAAAGAAGATTGAAATAATAAAGGTCCAGTATAGTAAAAATTATATGTAAATTCTTTTTTCATTTATTTAAAATTAGGTCCTTTTATAAATAAAATTAAATTTCTTCTTTCACCTTTAGTCACAGGGGTTACCTTATGTCTTGAATGTGGTTTAAAAAAAATCATGGAACCTCTTTCTTTCCACTCAGGTACTTTAATATCATTAGTCATTTGTAAGATCAAGTCTCCTCCTTCAAATGGTTTTTCAGAAAGATTTATGTTTAACGTAAGTTTAATATCTACATAAGGGTTGTTATCCATATCTACATGCCAATCATAACCTGCTTTTTCATCTCCTGAATATATATTATATAAACAATTGTCTTCGTCTCCATAAGGCCATAAATCAAAATTGTATGCTCTAAGGTTTGCATCATAAGCTTTGTCTACTAATTTAGAAATATATTCTTTTAATTGTCTATAAGGAATTACATAAGTTTTTACGTTTTTCTTTGGTCGACCATCGGGATGGCGTGCCTGTTGGTTTTTTTCTTCTTCGTGAGAATAATTTGACATTATTAACTTGTTTAAACGTTTTATTTCTTTCAAACTTAAAACATTTTTCCACAACCAATAAGGAGGATGATTAGCCATTTTTAATTTCTTTTACAAAAAAAATCAGGTAGACCTAAATGAGGTCTCCCATCAAACAATATTGATTTTTTATTTTTAATGTTATAGTGAAGAAAAACTTGAGAGCATTCTTCACCTTTAAGTTCTTCTCGCCAATGTTCTAAGACAGATCCTGAAAAAATGAGCATATCACCTGGCTTAAGGGTGACTTTAATTCCTTTTGTGGTGCCTGGTACATAACCTTTACCTGGAACTATCCTTCCTTTTTTAGGGTCTGGTTCTAAATAAATGTCCCAAGGATCTCCTCCTAAACACACCGTAGTAGAAACTTCACAAGCAAAACGATCCTTATGGCGATGAAGAATGTCTCCTTTTTTATAATTACGAGCATAAGAATAGGTAGGAGTTAGTTTTAAACCTGTTTCTTTTTCCATTAATGGTTGAAGTTTTAATAATAAAGTTTCCATAGCAATATCTGCATAGTGAGCGTAGGTATTAGGAATTTGAGTATCGGTCCATACACCAAAATAATTAGTAAATGGTGATATAGATTTAGTATCAAACAAAGTCTTTGCAACTTGTTTTTTCATTGAAAAATAATTATTGAGAAAAAAACAAAGGTCTTTTGATATTGCTTTGCGTACAACGGTAAAGTCCGGATATTTAAATTTCATTAGGTTCCTCCCTCTAGTTCAAAGAAAAAAAATGATACAATAATATATTTAAGATTACTTATTGGTGGTGCTCCCCCATGAGTATGAGTATAACCAGCTGGAAAAAATACTACTTTTCCTACTTCTGGTTTAACTTTTATGTCCTGATACGGCAATTCTGTTTCACCGCCATCTCTAACATCATTGAGATAAAATACAGATGCTAATATACGACCTTGATCTCCTATAAAATTCTTTTGTGCCTCATAATGCCAGTCTCTACTACTATAATGTTCTCCAATTTCAACTCTTCTCAACTTCCAAAATTTAGCTTTATGATATGGTGAATGAGTTAAAATTGGAAATTCTTCAACATATTTGTCATATGCTTTTTGTTGTGCTTTTATTATAGTAGAAAGTTCTTCTTGAAATTGATTGCGATGTTCTTGCAAGAATATATCATGTGTAACTCTACCTCTGTCATCCACATACTCCTCTTTAACCTTTTCAAATTTATCAATAAGGTGTGCACAAAAATCTTTAGATAAAACATTTTTATATGCTCTAACAAAATTCTCATTTGGTTTAACTGCTAAATCAAAACTTTTTATCATTTATTTAAAAGGTTGTCCTAAGTTCCATATAACTAAAGAATATCTTGTGCCGCTTGTTACAGGACATACTCTATGCCACATAAATGAAGGAAATACCACCAAGGAACCTTTGGGTGCTATTTCTTTACACTTTCTAATGTTTGGTTCTTTATCTGGGTCCCGGTTTCTAAAATCAAATTCTAGTCCTCCGCCTTCATATTCACTTGGATCTGATAAATGAAGTACTATTGTTAATTTTCTAATTTTTCCCATAGGTAGGCCTTTTCCCTCGTATGGTTTTTCCGAACTATCAGTGTGCCAACCATAATATTGACCTTTTCCATATTTTGTAAATTGACAGTGTTCACTTTGATCCCATTCAAAGTTCCAACCTGCATTTTCATTAGCTCTATGAACATAGGGAAGAAGTTCGTTATAAATCCATTGCTCACTCATCCATACAACATTGGAATCTCTCTTCTTCTTTATAGTTTTAAGTTCGTCCTTTGTTATAGGATTTTTTGTTAAATCTCTATTTAAGTTTAAGTCTCCAGTAAGAGCTTGTTCCTCTTTTCTTAATTTTCCATATCTAAGAATGTCATCACATATTCTATGTGGAACTGCACTTGAAAAATACCAATATTTATTATCTAGATTCATGACACCATTACGTACGTAGTTGTTAAAAATATATTAGTTTGAAAGGAAATATTTTCATTAATAAAAAATTTTAAATATGAAGGAAATAATAAAAAATGGTTATTCTTTATTTTAAATAAAGATAATTTTTCAATTCCTCTTTTATCCTTAGTTTCTATAATAACGGATGAATCTTTATCAACATCAACTCCATAAATCATAACATAATCAGGAGAGTCTTTTATATTTACCCGATCAATTGAATTTCTAAAAAAAGATTGTTGTTTTGGGTCAAACACATTTCCAAAAGATAGTCGGGGACTTATTGTAATTCTATGATCCAGATATATATTTTCACTTATGTACTCTCTTAATAAACTTAAAGTTTTTGAAGTAGGAACTTCATAATCAGAATATGCATAATGATAAGGATTATCACTTATAGTCTTGTGATGTAATTTAGAATTTAAAATTTCTGATTTAATTTGATATCTATCAATTTCATAATGTTTAGGCATTTTAACTTCGCCTTCAAACAAACAAGTTTCTGATAATATCTTTTTATTCATACCTTTATACTTTCTATCCTATATATTTTTTACATAAAATTCAATATAAACTAATCATATTTGATCTAGATCAATTTCGAACTAATAAGGATTTTGAGTTAGTTTATAATTTTGATTTTCCTCGTCCCAAATATAGTATTTTCCCTGATCTTTTTCTTCTTGAGTAAGTTCCGGAGCATCTCCTGTTGGAGATACCCATCTTTTTTCTGCAATATTTTTAGTCCAATTTGCAAAGGGCATTCGTGGCCAAAAAATTTGATTTGTAGGATCCCATTCCGATCCCATTAACATAGGATATTTTCCTTGACCATTATCCCAAATCCATTGATTAGCTGGCCAACCAGTAATATTTTCTAAAAAAGCTTGACCTAGGGATTCTTGTTTAACCCCGTCGCCGTCTAATAATTGTTTATCATCTACCTTTAATACAGATAATACTACATTAGCTTCGTTTAGTTTTCCAAAGGATGCCATGTTTATTTATATTTATACCTTATTATAACAACGCCTGAACCACCGGCATCAGAGACATTTGAAACGTCTCCTTTGCTTCCTCCACCGCTGTTTGCCGCACCAAAATCTGCCGGCGTGGGAGCAGGATTATAAGGATTACCTCCTCCTCCTCCAACTCCTCCGCTTGTAGGAGATTGACTAGGAGCACCACCTCCAGCATAATATTGATATGCTGGGTCTGGACCTGGAATTCCAGATGTTGCACTAATTTGTGTTGCAGCGCCCGCTCCACCAGATCCACCAGGGTGTCCAGCTCCAGCTACTGTAGCTCCGCCACCGCCCGCAGTATTTGTTCCGGGGCCTCCGTCAGTTCCTTCAGCAGGTGTATAACTTCCAGCGTTTCCGCTTCCAGCAGATGAAGAACCAGGTTCTCCTCCTCCGCCACCGCCGGATCCTCCTGGTTTTCCAGAAGTTGACGATCGGCCTCCACCGCCTCCTCCGCCTGAGGATGAGATAGTAGAAAAAGTAGATACGCTTCCTGGTTCACCTGCACAGCCGCAAGCAGGTGGGCTGTTGGTTTGACCGCCTCCCGCGCCAACTGTTATTGGGTAACTTGTTTCTGTAATTGGAATTGAAGTTGCACTAGCTAGAGGACTTGCAGTGTACGTACCAGAAATTGCGTCAACATGTGATTCTCTAAAACCTCCAGCTCCAGCGCCTGCACCCCATGAATATCCTCCAGCTCCCCCGCCAGCAACGACAACATAATCTACTGCTTTTGCGGGTGCGGGTAAACTAGCGTCAATAGAATCAACTACAAAAGAATCAGTAGATGTAAAAGTGTGAACTCTGTAATCACCAATTTCTTCGATTGTACCGCCAGTAGCTTCAATTAATACTTTTACAGCTCCACCACCTCCAAATCCTAAAACTTGATAGCCAAAAGACATATTCTATTTCTCCTATGCGTCGTTAGCAGCGTCAGTAGTATAGAATAATTTAATTCCTAATACTCTTGCTTCACCTGTAAAGGTATCGCTACCGTCGGCTGCATCTCTGTAAAGTTGAAAAAACGTTTGATCATCGTCAGCTGGAGAGCCGGCAATTGTCATTGCAGAACTAACTGCAGTCATTTGCACATCTTCTACAGTTCCGATTCCAGCGTCTGTGACTTCTACAGCTGTTCCAAAAGCTACATCGGCTGTGTCGCCTTCACTAACGCTAACACCTTGAAGACCAAAAATACAGTTATCTGTATTCGTAGTGCTTGGACTCCAAAAAACTTGATAGGTTACTGTTCCTAAATTCCATGATTTTGGCATTGCAATAGCAAACTGTGCATATTGTGCCGTACTCGCATCAAAATCTAAAACCTTTAATTCAGGTCTAGTTGCTGTTGTTTCAACCGATGCCGCGTCAGCGGGATTAGTTGTAGGAAGATAAAATGCATTTGCAGGTATCCACATAGTTTCTGTGCCTGCAACTTTGACTGCTGCTGTTCCTGATTTAAGAACACCAGATCCTTTGGGATTTAAATTTATATCAACATTAGCTTCATCACCTGTTGAAGATAAAGTAGGTCCAGCACCTGATGCTGCATTAGCTATTGTAAATTCATTTACCGCAGATCCTGTAGCTGTTATAAGAGCTAATTCAAGTCCATTGGTATCTAAAATAGAAGTACCAATTTTAGGACTTGTTAAAGTTTTGTTTGTTAAAGTTTCTGTTCCTGTAAGAGTTACAGTACCCATTCCAACGTCAACAATATTTGGATTCGTTGCATCATCCGCAGCTGCATAAACAATTTTAGTTCCTTTATCAGTAGTTCCCCATGTAATACTGGAACCAGAACCTGAAACATATTTAAAATTAACAGTGTAAGCACCTGATGAGCCATTTGTTATAATATAAAAAGTTTGAACATCTAGAGGAATTGTTACTGTAGTGTTTTCACCGATTGATCCTGTGAATTTTATAATTCTGTGTGCAAGAGTCGCTCCTGTTGATCCATCAGAAACAGCTAATGTAGTAGGCGTTGATGCTATAGATTGCTCTACATAACCACCCGCATATTGTTCACCGATTTGTAAATTTACATTAGTTTTTGTTCCCCATGTACCAGCGTTTTCGCCAGTGGCCATTAATTCTACGCCGAGAGGGGTATAAGTTGATGCCATAATTTTTCTCCTAATTGATACTTAGTTCGTTTTTATATTTTGTTTTGTTCATATTGTCAACATGGATTACTTAGTATTTCTAGTCCAGTTACCAGTTTGAGTAGCCGTTACTTGACTATAATTACCAGTTTGTTCAGCTGTAACACGTCCCCATCCTATAGGTGCTACGCCACTAGGAGAAAGTGTAACAGTTGCTGACACTCCAGTCAATCCCATTACGTCAGCTGGTGCAATAGCTCCTACTGATGCAGTTGCCGAAACTCCAGTTAAACCCATTTTTTGAGCTGGTGGTGTAATTGCTCCAACAGCAGAAGTTGCTGAAAGTCCTGTAGGCTGAACTGTTGGATTAGATGTAATGTTTGGAGCACCTACAGCACTCTCTGCTGAAAGTCCTGTTAATGATTCTGTATAATCTCCTCTAGCGACTGGAGATCCTACAGTTGCTGTTGCTGAAAGTCCGGTTAAAGGAACTCCTTCTCCAACAATAATTGAACCTACTGCTGAAGCCATAGCTTGACCTGTTAATGATTCGGTATAGTCTCCTCTTGCCGTTGGAGATCCTACGGTTCCTGTTGCTGAAACCCCAGTTAATCCCATTACATCTGCAGGATTTAAATAAAATATTCCACCATATCCATCTTCACCCCAAGTTTGATATCCCCACGTTACATTTGGCAAAGAAGCTGTTGCAGAAACTCCGGTTAAAGAAACAGTGGTTGCGTTTTCACCCCAGTTATTATCGCCCCACGCATCACGGCCCCAACCATCAGTAGCCCCTGCATAAGATAAATCACCTAAAGCTGTTGTTAAAGATTGTCCGGTTAAAGTTAGAGTGAGAGCATTTTCTCCCCAGTTCTCTGTTCCCCATGTATCACTTCCCCATCCTTGTTCAGGATAAGCGACTGCAGTTCCAAGAGCGGTTGTTAATGATTCTCCTGTAGTAGAAATTGTAACAGTATCAGATTGCCAAGAGTTATAACCCCAGGTTGTACCGGCTTTATTCCAAGTATTCGCCATAAGGAAGAACTCCTTATGCTATTGCTATAATAGCTGTTGCCGCAGCTGCTGCTGGAAATTCAATTGTGAAAGTTCCACTAGTAACTGTTTTATCTCCACCGAATGCGATTGTACAAACAGCTGGATCTCCACTTGCTGAATCATTAAAAATCATACATCCATTAGCTGTGAAAGTAGCAGTAGTCCAACTCGTATTTGAAAAATCACAAACCGCTGTATCTGAATCTAAAACTGGAGTTACACTCGTTAAAGCATTTCCTTTAGCAGAATAAGCACTTCCAGATGTATTAGAAATTTCGTTAGTGGCACTATATGCAGTTGTTGATTTATTAATAGTTGCTGAACTTGTATATAAAGCTAGATTAAAAGTATTTCCAGTTGATGCAGTAAAGTCATGAACAGCAGTTAAAATTTCTGTTTTGAAGCTATTACAAATTGCTGATGTTATTGCCATAAATTTTCTCCTAATTATTGAGGCGGTGACTCGATTGGTATTCTTATTGTACCATCCGTGTAATCGTCTCGTCTTCGTCTTCCAATTTGCATTGATGCAAACTTTTGTAGTTCTTGTTTATACTTTCCCTCGTATAATGTCAACATATCTGCTGGACCTTTTAAAAATCCAAAAGCTTCTCCTAAACAGGCATATAATAGCCCTTGTGGGAAGTACCTACTTACATAAGTCCCAGAAGTATTAGTCCCTAATCCTGTTGGTATTGCATTTCCGTATATTTTAATAACATAATTGGCGTCTGGAGTAGGAGCCATTAAAATAGATCCAGAAGTAGTGTCTGTTAATCCTGTTGCTCCTCCAAACATAGCATAATATTTAGGTTTCCCTGTAACATCAGCTCCTGAAGTTGTAGAGCCTTTAGGCCCAGTTAATTCTCCCACATACTCACTTAAAAAAGTTTGATCACGTTTTTGTAACCATGTGCCTTTTTCAGTAGAATTAGAAGTATTGAAAATTTCAACACCTCTTACAAATTGAAAACCTGCTGGAACTCTAACGGTATTAACATCTGTAGCAACTGTTCCTTCCCACTCTTGTCTATCTGAGTCCATCGGAATATCAAGATTGATTCTATGTTCTGCATTTTCTATAAATCTACCTAGAACAGCACCACTAAAAACAGTACTGTCTACTTCAGTATAACTTCTAATATCAGCTTCTAATGCTGAAAGTGTATATCCTGCCATTATGCTTCTATGGTTACCGGTCCAACGGACACTGGATAACCACCTCCTTCTATTCCACCTGTTGTAGCTGTATCAGTATTTACAACAAAATAAAACCAGTCAGTTGTAAAATCTGTATCTCTTGCACCTGCCACATATTTTCCTGTAGTAATAGCGTAACCTGCAGCTAAAGCAATTTTAGCTCCAGTAATTCCATCCCAACTTTCTGGATTCGCATAGGCTCCTGCTGTACTTGGCATTCCTCTAAAACGATAAGTGTCTCCATTAGTTAAACCATGATTCGGTACATTAACATTTATATAAGCAGATCCTGCACCGTAAGTTGTAAAAGGATTAAATGGCATTAACTGTGGGACATCTGGAGCAGTTCTTGAAGGTCTTGCATGTTGCAAACCTTGAGGATCAGCTCCTACTGGATGAGGTTCTAATTGAGGTTGTTTAACTTCAAATTCAGAAGTATGCACCCATGCACCGGTCCATTCCTGTACCATTTCTCTATATGGAAATGCTACACCAGACCTGTCTGATATTGCAAGTGCTCTTCTACCTTTTGAAAATCTAGCCATTATTTAGGTTTTCCTGTAAATATTTTATAGGATTTTTTTACGTCTCCCCAATCTAAATCTTTTACCTTTTTTTTATCTAATATTTTTTTCAACTTTTTTTGATCTTTGGTTAAAATTTTTTTTATAATACCCATTCCTTTAGTTAATAATGTCATATGTTTGGATAATAAATTTTAGGGGTTATATAAGTACTCGCTGGAGAACCGTCTTCTGCTAATGCTCTCGCAAATTCATCTTCGTATAATAATTTCATTTCTTGTGTTCTTTGTGGCGCAAACTTCATTGATAAATAATATGCAAGTCCTGACACCATGGGTGGAATAAATCTATAAGGAGTGTCAGTTGCATTTGTAAATGTTCCAACATCCTGAATTCTTTTTACATAATAAATATTTATATAATTAGATGCTGCTGTTGAATTAGGTAATGGATAAAGAGTAATACTAACTCGATCTACTAATCTTTGAATCCAATATTGTGAAGGTGTTCCAAGCGATGCTTTATTTGCTGTTGCAGCATAAGCGTCTCTTGCAACTTTAGTTAAACCGGTATCTGATTGAGAAGTGGTATTATAATTTTGTCTGTATGTAACATTTAAAATATCTGTAATACCATAGATATTAGTTACTGGAGTAGTGGTTGCTTGAGGCGATGCGGCAGCTGCTGCTGCGCTATCAACAGAGTTTCTATAAAAATTATAAACACCCATTCCTTCGTCAGTTGCATCTACACTTGTTGCAGAACCTTCTATGATATTTATATTAGTATTTCCTACTTCCCAAAAATGTACACCTCTGTTTCCCCATTCTTGAAAAAGAATATTTAAAGACCTTCGAGCTGTTTTTAATTGATGACCGGCAGTTCCTACTAAACCAATGCGTTCATACGAATCAGCTATAATTTCATCAATAGAAAAGTCCTGGTCAAAACTATATGCTCCTGAAGTAGTGTTTGCCATCGGCTACTCCTTAAAACGTTCCAACTATATATAAAAAATCTACGTTTGTTACATCTGCATATATTCCAGTGTCAGCATAAATACCAGCTCCTGGTAGTTTAAACTCCTGAACTGCATTATCGGCTGCACCAAACTTACCATGAAAAATTAATGCAGAAGCTGTTTTAGAACTGTCTGCTTCATTATAAAGTTTAATTTCACCATCAGCTGCATCACTTTGAGCATACACAGTCATAATATTTGCTTTAGTAATATCGGCTGCTGAACCTCCAACCAAAGCTTGTACTTGGCCATCTGCTGTAAGAACTACAGATTGTCTAACTTTAGATGTTATTCCCATAATCTTATCTCCTTAAAAAGATGCTCCCGAAGGAGCATCTTTAATTATTTATTAACTGTCAGCAAAAGGTGTTACCAGAGTACTTGACCCTAATAATTGTCCTGTGACATAGTAAGCATCGTTTGCTATTGCAGTGATCTGTACCACACTTCCAGCTAATCCACCTTTAGTTGAACCATTCATAGTGATCACATCATTACTTGATGAATCAGAAATGAATGTTTTTCCACCAGCACTATCATCAATACCTGTATACACAGCACCGTAAAACTTATCGGTTCCGTCTGTTTTGATATCCATGTCTGTTGCCGCTGTTTCTACCAAAAAGGTAAATGTAGCTCCAAGATTACTTAGAACGTTGTAATCGTTTGCTCCAGCTACCGCTGATGCACTACTCGCTAAAATAGTGGGTAAAGTAAATACACCATCCGCATCATTGCAAGTTAAAACTCTACCTGCATGAGATGCAACTGTTAAAGTTGTATTAGCTGTTAGACTAACGACTGCTTTAGGTCCGAAACTAATAAAACCATTTAATGATCTTACTGGTCCCGAAAATGTTGTGTTTGCCATATTATCCTCCTAGTTTCTGAACATAGTCTCTAGGCCGTCGACTATACTCGTCTATGTTCTTAATTAATTGTATAGTGTTTTATTTATACGCTAAATTTTAATACAGCGCAAGGTATCCCTGGGGAAAAATTGATTTTTGATAGCGCTTAAGTGGCTATCGAAACTTGAGCCTTGGATTCATCTACTTTATTAAGGCGAGTAGACTCTTCGAACTCTTTGGCAATGATTTCTTTAACAATTTCCTGAATTTTTTTATCAATATAGGACATGTTAATACTATACTTGCCCTCCTTCAGGTGCTCCTGTTGCCATTCTAACTCCAAGGACCGTTTTGTGTTGTATAGGTCTTGTGTCATTTATAACCTCCTCATAGGTTATTCTTTTTCGGTCATGATACGCATTCCCGAGATTTTCCCACTTTATACTCTTTTCTCCTAGCTTGTCAAGGATTGATTTTTCAATGGAAAGGGCATTATCTTCCGCTAAAACTTCAAATTTAGCATGATGATCGTAAGCCCAGATTGTTATGAGGAATTTTTTCATATTATTACTGTATTTTTAAAATGAGGCCGTTTTAAGGCGGCCTCATTAATTAGTTTAGGTTACGCACCTTCAACGCCATAGATACCTCTATAGTCCGAACAGCCGAAGCTGTATCTTTCTCTAGCTTTGTATCTAACGTTACCAGTATCAAAGTCTCCTTCCATTGATGTACTCAATGGAGTTCTTGAAAACAATTTCATACCGTTTGGAACGTCTGTAATGATGTACCATGAATCAGAGTCAGTTAAAAAGTTATTAACTCTATAACCTTGTGGGATCATTCCCATACTGTTGATTGCATTGATGTCATTATCAGCTGTC